CCAGGTGCACTAAACCCTGCATCTAATGCTACACAGAAGGCTTTCAAAACTGGTCGTGGTATGGATACAGAGGACGCTGAGAGTCTAGGTGGAACTGGTAATCAGTTCAACGAAATGGCATTCTCAATCGAGAAGGTCACCGTTACTGCTAAGTCCAGAGCACTAAAGGCAGAGTACAGTTTAGAACTTGCTCAAGACCTTAAGGCAATCCACGGATTGAACGCTGAAGCTGAATTAGCAAATATCCTTTCAACAGAGATACTTGCTGAGATCAACAGAGAAGTTATCAGAACAATCTATAAGGTTGCTGAAAAAGGTGCTGCTGTTAACACTGCTACTGCTGGTATATTTGACCTAGACGTAGACAGTAATGGTAGATGGTCAGTTGAGAAGTTCAAAGGACTACTCTTCCAGATCGAAAGAGATGCAAACAGAATTGCACAGAGAACTCGTAGAGGAAAGGGTAACATGATCCTTTGTTCTGCAGACGTTGCTTCTGCTCTAACAATGGCTGGTGTACTTGATTACACTCCTGCTCTTAATAGCAACCTTAACGTTGATGATACTGGTAATACATTTGCTGGTACATTACAAGGTAAGTACAAAGTGTACATCGACCCTTATGCAGGTGGATTCAATGGATCTTCTGCTGGTGCTCAGTACTATGTTGCTGGTTATAAAGGTTCTTCACCTTATGACGCAGGTTTATTCTATTGCCCTTACGTTCCACTACAGATGGTTCGTGCAGTGGGAGAGAACACCTTCCAGCCAAAAATCGGGTTTAAAACTCGTTACGGTATCGTAGCAAACCCATTCGCTGAAGGTCTATACCAGGCAGACACTGGACGTATTAAGAGAAACTCTAATACATACTACAGAAGAGTTAAGGTTAACAACCTAATGTAATTGATATTACATATCTTCAAAAGACTCCTCTCTGAGGGGTCTTTTTTTTCTCTAAATAACTTTATGATAAGAGAACTAATACCAAATTCTGATGATTTACTACACAAAAGAATTGATAAGTGTAGTTACAATTTGGATCGCGATTTTTTAAAAAAGACATTGATTGATAATATGCATTATCATAAAGGAGTTGGCCTGTCTGCAAATCAAATTGGTATTGATGAAAGGGCATTTGTAATGATAAGGGATTTGGAGTATAATGAAGTTATAACTTGTTTCAATCCCAGAATTGTAAAACAATCTTCTAAAACATGTGTTATGGAAGAAGGATGTTTATCTTACCCAGATGAATTTGTTGATATAGAAAGGTCAGAAACTGTCGTTGTTAAATATGAAGATGAGAACAAGGTTGATCATAAAGTAAAATTAGAAGGTTTTGCTGCAAGAGTATTTTTACATGAGTTTGATCATATGCAAGGTATAAATTTTAAACAGAGGACATAATGTTTTATATTACTAAAAAGAGCAATGTAACAGGAGAAACTCTATATCACATTAGTGAGAATAGATGGTCATGGGATGAATCAAAAAAGACACAATATAACACCACAGAAGATGCTCAAAACGCTTTAGATATTGCTATCGGTAAGTCTAGAGCAAAAATTGGATATACGATTACACCAGTCTAAATAGAAATAAAAGTACTATTACCATGGAACCTACACCACAAGAACATGCAGATGCAGTTGCTAAGAGAGAGAAGATAGTTGATCATTTAATGAAAGAAGGATATGCTGAGGATAAAGAATCAGCAGATAAAATCATTTCTGGTATGAGTGAAATGTGGTTCAATATGATTATTGACTAATGTTAGAATTTGATAAATTCATAGAAGAAGCAGCTGCTAAAAGATGCCCTGCTGGAAAGTATTGGTGTTACACTGATAAGAAGTGTAAGACAATTCCACGTGGCTATCATATGGGTGGAAGAGGATGGATCGAACCTGATGAGGGTGAGAACGGAAAGAAAAACGGTAAAAATGGTAACGGTAATGGAAACGGTAATGGTAATGGTGGCAGCTCCAATGGTAACGGTGGCGGTAATGGTGGCGGTAATGCTGGTGGCAACGGTGGCGGTGGCAACGGAGGAGGATAATGGCTAATGCATTACATAATCAAATAGAGAATAGAAATTTTTTATCTCCTATAGGGTTTAGGTTTAATCTTACCAAAACTCCTAAGGTAAATTTTTTCTGCAATTCTGCTAGAATACCTGAGATAGTTTTAGGAACTGCTGTACAAGCATCTTACCTAAAAGATATTGATATACCTGGTGATAAACTACAGTATGGTGATTTTAGTTTAAGATTTATAGTTGATGAAGAATTAGAGAACTATATGTCTATTCATAATTGGATGACTGGTGTAGCTTTTCCAAGTACACCAAAGGAATATCAAAATATAACAACTGATGATAAAGGAAAGAGAGATGGGGATGAAGTATACAGTGATGGTACTCTTGCAATTTTAAACAGTAATTACAATACTAGTGCTATAATAAAGTTTGAGGAGATGTTTCCAACCTCATTAACATCATTGGAATTTGAAGCAGGTGATACGGATATCAACTACTTTACAGCAGAGGCTACTTTCAAGTATACTATATACAGGATGTTTAAAGCAGACGGAAGAACACCTTTATAATTAATTAAATTTTTATTATGGATCTTGATAAAATTCAAAGTATGTGGGCCGAAGATGCTAAAATCGACCCAGATAACTTGCATGACGAATCATTAAAAATACCTCAACTTCATTCAAAATATTATACAGTTTATAATACAATTACTTTGATGCGTGAGAAGGCAAGAAATCAATATAACGAAATTAGACTAGAGAGATATAATTACTACACAGGTAAGGCATCTCCAGAAGTTTATGCTGCAGATCCTTTTCCATATAAGGTAAGGGAAAAAGATGCTATACAAAGACATATGGATGCAGATGAAAGATTGAATAAGATTGATATGAAGATCAAATACTATGATGCTACCTTAAAATTTTTAGAAGAAATTATCAGAAATATATCTGGTCGTACGTATCAAATCAAGAATGCAATTGAATGGCATCGTTTCCAACAAGGATATAACTAAATACTTACACCAACATTTAATCGTATGGATACTGACGATTCTAAAAAGAAACTAGATTGGTCTATGGAATTAAATATGGGTATCGAAGAAACCCGTATGTTATACGATGCTGTTTCCCATTATGCTGAGGTTTGGCCAGGAAAGAATGAGAATAAACCGATAGCAGAAAAAGTTCGTCTTTTATCATTACAGAATAGATTATTTGCTGTAATATTAGACCATAATCTTACACAACAATTTCCAAATTTAGACGAGCAATAGCTTGCTATATACTATAGCAACTCGTTATGATTAATGAAAAATCTGTATGATGATGAACCTCAATTAACGGATGAGGAAGTAGAAGAATTAAGACAAAAATATAAAAACCCACCTGTAGAACATGATACCTTTTTTCAAGGTGATACTTTTGAAGTAGTTGAAAAATTGGCGGTAGGTGAATTTATGCACCCTGATCCTGATCATATTTGCCAACCTTTATATGAATATATTAAGGATCTTCCAAAGATTGGATATGAACCTAGTGTAAATGCGTCTATGTCTGAAAGACGTATTCATGAACATCAAAGTCCAGTAGTACTACAATTTCTTTCGTGGTTACAAAAAATAATTACGAAGAATCCACATATGTTTGGTAGAGAAGGAGCATTAAGATTAGAAGAAGTATGGGGTACTACTTTTAAAAAGGGAGATAATATTACACCTCATAATCATATGCCATTTGCATGGACATGGATTTTTTATGTAAATACACCTGTAGGATCTTCTCCTTTAGTTTTTTCAGAAAGTAAACGTACCATACAAGTTGCAAAAGGTAAATTATTAATTTTTGAAGGTAGACTGCAGCATGAAGTACCTGAGTGTACTGTTGATGGCCGATGCATTTTATCTGGTAATATTGCAGATCTAACTCCAGTGTCTTCTGAAAATGCTCAAGAGTTGCAAAGAATATGGGAGGGTCAGCAAAAATTTGAAGAGGAGAAAAAGAATGCAAAGAGAATATGATATGAAGGTTAGAGAAATGTTCTCTATACCATTACTTAAATTAAAAGTTGAAGAAGATACCGATATCTTACATGAGTGTGAAGATTACATTATGAGTAAGGTGCAGGTTGATACTCCTACACAAGCAAGATTTGTGAATGGCCCTGAAAAATATAGGATCTTAGAAAAATATCCAGATGTTAGAAACATCTTAATGGGTTATGTTAGACATGCTTTTCATACAATGAGTTACTCATGTAGGTTTGATATATCAACTTCATGGTTAACTATTAATAAAAAAGGTGAGCATGTTCAGTTACATGATCATAAAAATAGTTTTTGGAGTGGTGTATATTATTATGGTGATTATGATGATAA